ATCTGATCCATACCAATTGCTAATGAATCAGAGATGATTGGTTTATCATATCTGTCAGACGCAGTGTGAAACAGATCAGCACCGAAGTCACGAGCACACACCATGTCGCACTGATAGCAAAATACAAGCGAATCAGATTCAGACATGGGCCGGACCACTACTTTAGCCCTTTTACATTCCGGGCACTTAAAGGTATACGCTGGCATAGATCACCTCTTATTTCTTTTTCTTTTTCTTAGCAGGAACTTTGTAGTTCTTGCCCTTGAGTAACATCTGGACATTTCTTTTAAGCTTAGATGCCCAGTTTTCTTTCGCCTTGACCTGCCCCTCCTTGAACTTTTTATTTGCCGCTCGCTTCTTAGCCCCCTTCTTCCGGCCACGTTTGCCAAGGGACTCAATATCTTTTTCAAGGTCGTAACCCTTGTTAGCTTTCTTAGGAACATACGCCATTATTTTCCAGTGCCTCCTAGTACCTTTTTAAGTTTCTTGCCAACCTTTTTCTCTAACGATATACTGTCAGCGGCAGTTTTCTTCTTATCCGCAGCTTCTTGGGCCGCAGTAGCTTTCTTCTGCACTTCATCCAGCACAACCTTGTAGAACTTAGGGTCGCCGTTTTTAATTTCTTCGGCTTCGATCAGTGTGTCAGCTTTAGACTTAACTACCCAGCTATCGAAACCACCTATTTTATCCGGTTTACTCACTTCGCAAATTTCTCCACTCATTAGACACCTCCCATAGCTGACTGCGAATCATTCGCACCAACTTGAGCCTCTTGGTTAAACTGCTGTTCAGGTGAAGCTGCTTGCCCACCTCCGAAGCCGCCGTTCTGTGCGGCCTGACCTCCGCCAGCCTTACCCGCATTCTGCGGGCCAAGTTGCATACGGATAGCCATTCGATTATTAAATTCAGGATCGTCAAACCAACCCATAACATCAGTGGTTAAACCCTGCTGCTCTGCAAGATCAGTCAAGCAACGCTGTACGTTAAACGGTATACCCATCGACATCGCAATATTAGCAGAGTTGATAACACCCGGCATTACATTAGTCGCAAATTCTGTCATCAACCGGGCACGTGTAATAGGGTCAGTAGGAACCATTGACTTCGCACGAATATTAAACGTGTAAAGCAAGAAATCGCCCTGCCGCTGTTCAGGTGTCAAGACGACCTGCTGGAACTCACCGCCAGTTGTTCTCTTAGTCAATGGCAGATCAATTAGTGGATCAGTGTGAAGATACCAAGCGATCCGCTTAGAGACTTCAGCAGTTGCGTCAGCCACGATACCTTGGGCATCATCCAGACTAACAGACATATTCGACTGCATGGCAGATGTCCGGGTCGCAGTTTCTTTTGAACCCTTCGTAGCCTTTGACATATTGCCAGCCATCTGATCCGGGTTCCCAGCGACATAGTTAAACCACATCTGCATCTGCTGGACCATCTGCTCATTGCGATTATTAGCTCCCCCGAATGACAAGATTTTCACAGCATTCGGATCGGAGACAGCACAGGAATCGCCATCTTCAGCATCTAATATGTCCTGTGCTTCATCAGCAAAGGATGGTGAATAAGCCATAATGTCCTTTTGGTTATCGGCCTGATTCATCATCCGCTTAAACGTCCGGTTTGCAATCATGTGTAGATCATACCACAAGCTCACTGGTGCGACAGGTAGCGGATTACCCGGCACAGGCGGTGAGAAGTTCAAGAAAACGTAAGGCCCTTCAGCGGGGCCGTGGTAGTCCACAGTGCGAAGATAGTCGTCAAGTATAATTTGCTGCGGATCAGAGATAGTTATAAGAGCGTTAGCCTCTGGAACCCATAGCTCAACCACGTCAACGAAGTCTTGAAGAGTATAAGTCTCCGAAACCGCTGTACTCTGCTTGGACATGTCTTCAACACGGGCCGAGCCGCCATACTTCGAGGTGGGTAGTTTCATAACCATCTCTTTATTATAGCTTGGATCATCCAAGAGCTGCTGTCTCGGAACCCTTACCCGGCTACCGAGGAACGTAGACTTTCGCAGATCAGTACAGGTAGGATCAAACACAAAGTCATCGAGGTCAACAATCTCGGCGTAAACTTGGCCGGGGTCGATATTGACATCTCCATCAACGATCATGTTCTCACTGGAAGCAAGACTAATCTTCATAATACCAAACGCAAAAATAGCTGAAACAATCCAAGCTCTAAGAGATTCCTTTAACTTCAGATCAGTGACAGTTTTATCAACTGCAAGGCCCAGCATTTCAGCGTACTCTTTGTATGCCAAGTAATCGCTTGAGACATCAGTGATTGGGTTCTGCATAACCATATTAGGTACGTAAGTTTTGACAGTTTGAAAGATAAGGTTAATAGGTTCATCACCAGACATGCCCTGCTTATCTCTGTAGTACTGCCCCACATATTCTTTCAGGAACAGGCCCCTTGCTCGACGATAAGTTTGAATACGCTCAAAGCCTCGCTTGACCACGTTCTGAATCTTAGCTGGTGTTATTGTTTCAGGCATGACTATCCTTCAAAATTAAATTTGTTACGCCAGTTACGGTTTTTAGTTTTCTTCTTACCCGCACGCTTTTTCTTCCTGTCGCCCACGGAACCAGCCGGATAGTCGGGGCCTTCATGCTTAGTGGTCCCATGCTCCTTAGATTCGAGCGTCAACGCATCAGCTATCACAACATCGCCATGCGTCTTTCGTGCGTTAGAATTTTCTTCAACAAGTTCAGCGGGACCAATGCCACCACCTTTGTAGTAGATATAAGTCTCCGCTTCTTCAAGTCCAAATATACTGTGGTTGATATAGCCGCCGTGTGCCAAGGCCCTGTCATACTCGGTAAGCAGTTCAAATTTACTGTCACCGCTAGAGTGCCAGCCGTACTTACTCAATTTCTTTTCCAACTTGTCACCAGCCTTATCCATGTAGTAACAGTATGGATACTTGAAAGTCTTAACGAGCTGTTTACCAAAGTCAACACCGGGACCATTCTTCTCCCACTTAATAAGCGGTAATGACTTAGGCTTTCTGCCGCCGCACCAGATAGCGAGTGCAACTGCCACTCTTGCCATCACATACGGCGGAGTATTAGCGTCACGCCATTCAGCGATCTTCTCGCCAGTCTCCCTACACTTGATAGAGATGACAGAGTTTGAAGCCCCCTGACCTTTACTAATATCACAACCGAATACATAAGTTTTGGTCTGGTCTGGTCTGTTCAAAATAAGATTGCACCAGACACGTAGCTGACCATTACAACCTTTAGTCAGCTTCACGGCATTGTAGTCCCTTGCCCGTATCTTAGTATATATGGCAGAGTCAGCGATCTTTTTATCGAGATGAATGTGGAACCTATATTTAGGCTCGCATCCGAACAAAGCGATATGCTTCTTAATATTGTTAAGAGTAAAGAACGTGTCACCAGACTCGGTATCTTTCATATCAACTTCACGGGCCATTTCCTTCGGTGATCGCTGCTTCTCTTCTTCAACGTACCAAGGCGATGATATTTTCCACTCGCCATGTTCCGTTTGATATGCGTGTCGTCCAGCACCTTTATCCGGGTGCTCCCACCATGCCAGTTGAAACACTTCAATCTGACCAGACTTTTTCCAGCGGGCGTATTCAGTACCCGGACCAGCCGGGGTAGAGTTCACGATTCTAAACGGTGACACGTCTTTCGTCGCCGAGCGAATCAGAGAACCTTTTTCAACCTTAGCAAACTCGTCCAGCAAAAGGATTTTACGCCTGTCACCAGAACCAGCATTTTCATTTGTTGACTCGCCATCAATACACGCACCGTTAAGAATGTTCTTCATGTGCATACTTGTTCTATACTTCTCGCCAGTACGCACACCCGGTGGGACCATCCATTCAGGTAGCCACTGGTTGATGTAGTCATGCTTTTGGAATAATGCTTTCATGTTACCGGGCTGGTCCACATAGTCTTTAGTACGGGACATCTCAAGTAACTGTGCATCATCAATGAACAGCCACACCCAGTGCATGAAAGCCAAGCCACACCAGCTCGCACCCATGTCACGTGACTTGTCAATCAGAATTGACGAGGGATGCTTCAGCCGATACAGCAGCTTATTAAATAACTGATCCTGAACGTCCCACGTTATAAACGGGACATGCTCATTTTCAACCGCAATTTCAAAACCAGTTATAGGATCAATATCTTTCTGATGGAATGTCCACAAAAAAGTATTGATCCAGAATAGTAATGACTCCGACGATGCTTGGAACAGGTCTTGCTGTAAGATCGGGTCCTTCTCTGCCTTACGCAGCAACTCGCCACGCCATATAACATTCTCCATAGGGTCTTTGGGAATCTTCAGACCTGTCAGCGGTTCTTTCCAGTGACGGGGCATGTTAGGGAACGGCGTAGACAGCGTAGGTTTAAGCGTCTCCACTATCATCGTCAAGTCCTCCTATAGCAGCGATTCGTTTCTTGCCCTGATCGGTAATCTTGGATGACGCAGTAGGTCTAAGAACTTCATCCTCTTGGACAGTTCCACATCGACCTTCTATACGATCCAGAAGAACAGTCATCATCTTATGATCGGGCTGATGAACAACTATCCTCGACTCACCATCTGTTAGGATTACTTCATCATAGCCTTCAGCGATTCGCCACATCTTGCGTGCGAGCATTTCAGCTTTAGAAACCATGCGATCATCTTCGCCACCTTCGCCTTTTAAAAACTCTGTCTCTTCAGCGATCTGGCGGATGAACTTAGACAGTAAGCGTCCGGCTCTAG